ATGATTTTACAGTTTCAGCAAAACGTAATATAAACTTTGGTGCCGGTAAGAATTTTACTATAACGAATAAAGGATTTACAGTTATTGAATCTCAGAATATTTATATAGGAAAGGAAGCAAAGAATAAAACTGAACCAATAGTGTTGGGTGATAAACTCAGAGATATATTACTTGATATAATGAAATTAATAAATGACTCACGGGCATTAGTACAAGGAGTTCCTATTCCACTTGTAGATCAATCAAGTAAATTATTGTCAGGACCACAATCAAGGATACAAAAATTGATTGATGAATTAGAACCAAGAACTTATGAAAAAGATGAGAATGGTAAAGATATTAAAACTAAACCAAAGATTGAAAATGAAAAAGGAAAGGAAACAAGATTTTTTAGTCAACAACATTACATAGAAATAAACAGGAGTTAATAAAATGAAGTTATCTGTATTTAAAAATATGATCAGAGAAGTAATAAGAGAAGAGTTAGATTATAAATTTTCTCGACTTCGTAAAGAGTTAAAAGAAATAGTAGTTAAGAGTAATAATAGTAATGTAAATAAAGTTAGAACTCACACGACACAAGATACGAGTCTACAAAACTTAATGGATGGATCTGTTAGTACCGATTCCAACATTACCACTACCACGAAAAGTGTTCCAGCACCAAAGACAAACAACAATGTTTTGAATTCTTTACTTGAAGAAACTGCTCAATCTGATGATTGGAAAACTGTTGAGGGTAAAGGTGAAGAAGTTCAATCCGTACAGGATAACACATCTGAATTACCAGAACATTTGGCAAATGCATTCACGAAAGATTATTCTGACGTAATGAAAAAAGTAGATGAAAAGGATAGGTTTAAAAATGGGGCTTAAAGACGACATATTTGAAGTTTTAGTAGGCAATATTCAACCAGATAATCCTGGTGAAAACTTTAGCTTTTCCGATGCCGCTGTTGATAAGGTAGATGTTTTGGCACAAGGTTTAACTGATGCAATAGTTAAATGGGTTCAAGCTCAAACATTTATAATAACATCATTAAATGCTACTCAAGTGAATGTTCCTGTGATAACTCCAGTTGGACCTGGTACGGCAGCTAAAGTCACCGTAAAGATAGATGAAAATAGCGCGGCTGTTGATAATCCTTTAAGTGGAGCAGAATCAATGCAAAGTAAAGTTCAATTAAAAAGAGCTATAGAGGTATAAGATGCCAATACTTGATAAAAGAAAAAATCAATTCATTGAAGACCGAGATACACGAGTAAGTGTTGGGATTGATTTTCCATTTGCACGTGTACCAAATCAAGATGGGTATTTCAAGACAACCAAAACTACTGTTGAGTCGATTAAAAATAACATAAGATTATTATTACAAACCGAACAAGGTGAAAGAGTATTTCAACCAAGCTTGGGAATGAATCTAAGACGATTTGTATTTGAACAAATAACTGAAAATACTACAGTAGAAATTGAAAATGACATTGTTGATGTATTTGAAACTTGGTTACCTTTTGTTGAATTAAAAGATATACAAACAAACATTGATTCAAGTAATGGAGAGCAAAATAAAATAAATATCAATATAGTATTTGGTATTAATAGAGCACCCGGTTCAACAGAATCAGTTCAAGTCACATTGGAGTAAAAAATGTCAACTAATATAAAATATACAAGTAAAGATTTTTCTACGATTAAAGCCGATTTAATCGAATACACTAAGTCTTACTTTCCCGATACTTATAAAGATTTTAATGAAACATCTCCTGGTATGATGTTAATTGAATTAAGTAGTTATGTAGGTGATGTTTTGTCTTATTACATTGATTATAATTATAAAGAAAATGTATTGACAACCGCTACAGAAAAAAGAAATGTAAGACGATTAGCAGAATTTCTCGGGTATAAAACACCAAATAAAACACCATCAGTTGTTAAGTTAAAAGTAACGACAGATATTGGTTATGTGGATGTTTCTGCAAGACCTCCAGATTTAAATGATGTACCAAATCAGATTTCACCAGGATTACAAATTCAATCTAATGTAGATAGTGAGTTAATATTTGAAACTACTGGAGATATTGATTTTACTATATCGGGTTCTATAACAGATGAACCATCAATTAGTCCACCAATAGTAGATGAAAATGGTGAAACGACAGGTTATACTTTAACCAGATATGTCAGAGCTGTATCTGGTAAAACTAAAAGTAAATCATTTACTATAACCAGTCCAACTAAATTTTTAGAATTAGATTTAAATGAAGATAATGTAATTGAAATATTAGATGTGACGGATAGTTCAGGACAAAAATGGTATGAAGTTGATTATTTAGCACAAGAAAGAATTTTAAAAGAAACACACTATAGTGATGCTGTTGATAGAAATAATAATGGTTATGACCAAGGAGAAGGTATTACAGATAATTCATTAATACCAATTCCCTATACTTTAGATTATATTAATACAAGGAAAAAGTTTGTAAAGAAATTTGACGTGGATACTAATTCAACCAAGTTAATGTTTGGTAATGGATTATATAAATATAACGTAACGGGTTCATCCCAATCAAGTATATTTTCAACGATAGACCAAGTTGGTTTGACATTAAATAATAACTCGGTTGATTCAGTTAATGAGGCTCTTAGTGCTTTAGCTATGTCAAATACTTTAAATTTAGGAGAGACACCAGTCAATACGATATTAACGATAAAATATCGAGCAGGCGGTGGTCCTGATTCAAATGCTCAATCAGGCGAATTAACTAATGTATTAAATACAAGTGAAGATATTACAATTACGAATGATGAGCCAGCAACAGGTGGAACTGATGGACAAACCGTTGATGAGATTCGTAATAATGCTAGTGCATTTTTCTCATCTCAATTAAGATGTGTCACCCGTGAAGATTATCAAGCCAGAATATTAAATCTTCCTGCTAAGTTTGGTAATATTGCCAAGTGTTATGTTGAAAGAGTTGACAATCCATACGAGGGTGGTACAGGAACTTTATTTGCAAGTACTTTATCTTATAATCAAAATAAACAATTAGTTCAAACTTCACAATTGGTTTTACAAAATATAATGATTTATTTAAATCAATATAGAATGATAAATGATCAAGTGGATTTTGGATATAATCTTGGTACTGATGCATCACCAAATATTTTTTCTGGTTACTTTATAAATTTTGGAGTAAAATTTAAAGTTAATGCAGATAGAAGAGCTAATAAAACGGATGTTAAAGCACAGGTCATTAATGTTATAAAAGAATTTTTTAGAATTGAAAAAATGCAATTCAGACAATCAATTAATATGAATGAGTTGCAATATAATATATTAGGATTAGATGGGGTGATTGGTATAAAGGAATTAAAACTTTTCCAAAATAATAGTGGTACTGATGGAATAGGTAACAAACAATTATATTATTATAAAGCAGACGGGTCTATTTCAGGTACTGATTCTGATTATGGTTTTGAATATTCTTTTGGGGATGTTGATGGTGAAGGTGCACTTGAAAATGGAATTATAAGACCATCCGTGACACCATCGGTATTTGAATTGAGAAATCCCAATAGGGACATTTACGGTATGGTGATATAATGCATAGATTCTTTTTTGCAACCAAAGATGCTTTTATTAATAGTGGTTCTAATTCAATTACAGGAGAAGACTATCTTGATAAAAACACTGGACAAGATGAAATACTTGAATTAAAGAAAGTATTTTTTAATAGGGATTTTCATTATCCAACGCGGGTATTAATTCAATTTGATACTGATGAAATAGAAAGTTTTATAAGTTCATCTGATGTATATAATAAAGACTCATCATATAAACTTAATTTAAGACTTTGGGAAACCAAAGGAACGAGTGGATTAAGTGAAACTTATAAGATTGCGGCTTATCCATTAAGTCAATCGTGGGATGAAGGAGTTGGTAAAGAAGCAGATGACCCAAAAACTACAGATGGAGTTAGTTGGAAATATAGACAAAACAAAGCAGATGCATCAGAGATAACTTGGAATACATATTCATCAAGTATATCCGAGAGTGTAACACTAACTCATACAAGTTCTTTTATTGCCGGAGGTGGTATTTCTAAAGGTAGTTATATAGAAGCCGATGAAGTAACACAATCTTTTTCAGCCGAATCACCTGATATCAATATGGATGTAACTTCTATTATGAAGAAGTGGTTTACTGATACGAATAATAATTATGGATTTCTTTTAAGATTTTCTGGTAGTAGAGAAACATCAACTGGTAGTTATGAAGATTTAAAATTCTTTTCAAGACAAACCAATACAATATATTCACCAAAGATAGAATTAAAGTGGGATGACCATTTACCAGCAACAGGTTCTAACACGGGTAGTTTAACGGCATTAGACCTTTCGGGCAATAGTGAGAACTACCTATACCCTATACACTTACGAGAAGCATATAAAGAAACAGAAAAGGTAAAGTTTAGGTTTGGTGCTAGGAAAAGATATATTGATAAGAGTTTTACAACGTCAGTTCAAACCGTTAGTGGTAGTTATTTTGCAGAAGGTTCGGCATCTTATTCAATTATTGATATGGCAACCAATGAGTCTATGGTGCCATTTAGTGCCTATACGACAATGAGTTGTGATACCGTGTCTCCATATTTTACACAAGACTTAAATGGTTTTGAACCGAATCGCGCGTATAAAATAATGATTAAAGTTAATCATAATGATGGACAAAAAATAATATACGATGACGATTTCGAATTTATCTTGAGGGTATAATTATGCCTACTAATACTGATTATTATTATGGTTATTATGGTCTAGAAGAAGATGCTCCATTTAATGAGTTTACACAATATATAGTTAGAAAGCCATATGCTTGGTTGGTTGAAAGAGTTCCAAATATAAATAATTTTTTGAATATTTTTTCTAATTTAATAAATGACCACAATGGAGTTATAATTGGTGGATATCTTCGAAGAGTAATCCATTCGGGTGATGCTCTTCAATTTCAAAATGCAGATTTGGATATTACGTTCCATTCACGCCCTGGCTTTGAAGGTGCTGTTAATTATATTAACCAAGGTAATCTTGAGAGCTTTAATCCACCCGACATACAAGAAATATCAGATAGTAGGCGTATCTATAATTGGGATTTGATTTCCATTACAAATGGTGTCCCAAATATAAAATTACAACTGATTAATATACAGGCGGACAATATAGAAAATAGGCTATCAAATATCGATTTTACAAATGCAAAAATAGCAACGAATTTAAACGAAGTTATCATTGATAGTAGATGGGAAAACTTTGAATTGAATAAGATTATAAATATAGATATTGTTAAACTTGATATACTTCAAAGATTATTAAAATATTTGTATAGTGAATCAGATGTATCTGCGGGAGAGCCATTTAAACTTAATGATTCGAGTGCTTCAAAATTATTAACTTGGGTTGGTTCGAGGATTACATAATGAATCATTATATACAGCAATTATATACGGCACTTGTGGCCGCGGATGAAGTCACATATGATACTATCTCTTTTCTGGAGTCCTATTTTAATGATTCAGTATTTACACCTCTCGATCCACCCGATGATGAACCCGTAACAGTACCTGAAACCATCCAAGAAGTTAGAGAAATTGTAAGTGATTTATTTTATAAACTTTGGTTTGAAGAGCATACATTATCAGATGAACAAGTATTGTCTTTACAGACAACCATTCGTGATGGTAAAAAACAAACAGGAAGAACCGAAGGTGAACCATTAGTTTTTTATAAAAAAGATAGGAATACATTAGAGAATAGAGAAGATTTAAAGGGCTTTGCTTTTGATGATATCTGTGAAGATATTTTAGAAAACGAAATTAATGTTAATGATATACCAGGAAAATTTACTTTTTTTATAGATGAAA